AGCGACACCAGCAAAGGCAGGGTCAGTGATGTAGGTCAGCTGGGTGGTATTTCCAATCATCTTGAAGTACCCACGCTGCTGCTCGGAGGTAAGCGTGACCTGATTCCAGATGTGCATCCAGTCTCCGTACTGGCGATCGATGCGCTGTCCGCCGATTTCGACCTCAACCTGGGCGACGAGCTGCTCGCCGATGAAGTCCATCCAACGGGCATAGACGCCCTGGGCGCCAGAAGTGTTCTTCATGCCCTGGTTAATTTCGGGGAGAGTCACCTGGAGGTAGGTGCGGTACGCAAGATCTCCGTTACGGGAGATGGTACACGTCACGCGGCGTCCGAAGTCAGCCTGTCCGGAGAAGGTCTGCTCGATGGACTCCATCGCGAAGTTGGTGTGGCGCCTGTAAGAGACCTTCCAGAAGGTGATCTCGGGGGTACCAGTGAGGAAAACGTCCTGCGCGCCGTAAGCTACAAGTTGCATAAGTGCTCCGCCCATTTTTTTATTATAGTATACATAAAGATAATAATTTCGAGAAAAACAAATTAATTGCTATTTTTCCTAAAGTAACCGATGATTATTTCAAACAGGACTGCCGCCTGAAGGGCGGCTATTTGGAAACTTATGTGTAATCCCTTCTTAATTGCGAATGCCTAAAGTTTTATCATCCAACTTCATATTTTTGTCGATGAACTTCTCTAAATAATCTGCCATGAAAACTTCACGCTTCCCTTCATGTTTCTTTGTGAATATATAATTGTCCTCGTTTTTCTTAACGGTCCATCCGGTTTCCACGGCATTCATGATAAAGTTCATCTTTTGAAAGGTTAGCATATCTATATTCAATCGATCCATAAATTATACATATTATAGTTACTATAATAATCGCAGTTTTACTAAATCAGGGAACCTACGTTATGGGGAACCTACGGTTCCCCTATGACCCCTCCCTTTATGGGGAACCGCGGTTCTCCGAACCCCTCCCTTATGGGGAACCTACGGTTCCCCTATGACCCCTCCCTTATGGGGAACCGCGGTTCTCCGAACCCCTACCTTTATGGGGAACATATGGTACAATGGTCTAAACAAATGATATAAAGATATTTTCATCTTATACTATAAGCAATGGATTACGATACAGTAGTAGAAAAAAACAGAATTCTGGAAGAAACAATCAAGAAGCTAAATGATGAATTGACAGAAACGAAAGAACATTTAAAAAAATATACTGCTCCGCTGCGAAGCAAAACGTTTTACGAAAATCATAGAGAAGAGATTCTGGCAAAACAGAAAGACCCTAAAGTAAAAGAACAGAGGAAGGAAGCCAATAAACGAGCGTATCTAAAACGAAAAGAAAAACAACAACATGACAACATTTAGTTATTATAATATAATTACGTTAAACACTTAAAGATATTATCACAACGAGTAATATAGAATGGAACTTACAGTACAAAATGACGACTTGTTTCAGATCATGAAGACTCACATGACTACGGATGAGGAGCAGATATTTATGGCTAGTCATTATTTGTATTTGCAACATGGATCAGACAACACCAAGTTTGTTGTAGATTTTGATGATGTCTGGAAAAACGTGGATTTTACGAGGAGAGGTAATGCTAAGCGCATACTAACAAATAATTTTACAGATAAAATAGACTATGTTATAGTATTCTTCCCGAAAGAAGAATACGAAAATCTCGCTTCTCCGAAAAGAGAGGCGAGATGTGATGATACTGTATGGGGCGGACAGAACAAAGAAACAATATTATTAACTGTAGATTGCTTCAAAAATTTCTGTATGATAGCGTCAACACCCAAAGCAAAGACTATTCGCGCTTATTACGTAAAAATGGAAAATGTAATGCATGAATATTTCAAAATGAAAAGCGAAGCCTTACAAAATGAACTCAAACTTTCTCAAAGAGAGACAGCAGTAAAACGTCACGAAGTATTGATAGAAAGTAATAAAAATAAATGGGTAGTGTATTTTTGTAGAATCCGATCAAACGACGACGGTAGTTTCATATTGAAAATCGGAGAATCAACTGACATAAAGACTAGAATAGAAGCATTGAGCTGTGATTTTGGTACTAGTGTAATTGTAATGGACGTATTTGAATGTGAAAACAGCTTACGGTTGGAACGATTTTTACACAATAGCAGTGAACTACTGAAATACAAATATAATAATTTAGAACACAAGAATAAAACATTTTCAACTGAGGTTTATCGTATTCCAACATACAAAGAATATGAAAAACTAATTAAATTCACTAAGAGCGAATCAAGTAAATATAACAGTATGGAAATGCTGAAATTGCAAGTTGAAAAGAAGCGAATAGAATTGATTGCTTCGCTCTGTAAAAATTATGATGAAGCTATTAATCTTCTCAATAAAATTACATCGTCTACTATAGAAGAATTACCACAAGAGTTTTTTACGATTAGCGAAGATCCAACGCAAGAACCACCAACACAAGAGCTAGCACAAGAACAGCCTCAAACGGGACCTACGTCAAATTCCACAGGTCCAATCGTTCAATTGTATCACAAAGATAATTTACAGAAAGTAGTTCAAGTATTCAGCAGTATTCTGGAGGCAACGCGAGATTTCAATTACGATAATAAAACGGCTTCGTTTACATGTATAAAAAAGGCAAATCAGCATAAAACAATTTATCTAGATCATCGCTGGCATTTTATTTCAAACCGACAAGAAGTAGATTTACATAAGGAGAGAGATATTGGAGAAACTGTCATCACACAAGAACGAAAACAGGGGCAGGTTGCAATGTTGAATATAGACAAAACCAAAATAATAAATGTATTTCAATTGGCGAAAGAAGCGGCAAAATCGGTTTCACAACATCCGTCTGCGATGTGTACGGCGATAAAATATGCCTCACCGTTAAACAATCACTATTGGTTACGCTGGGAAGATGTCAGCGTTTCGTTGCGAAATGAGTTTTTAGAAACGAATACACTTCAAGACAGACCAAAGAATGTAAGGGGGGTGAAAATTGAGTTGTTACAACCAAATTCAAATGAGGTTGTCAAGACGTTCAACTCGTATACAGACGTACAAAAGGAATTGCGAATATCAATAAGGAAAATAAAAGAATTGATAGAAAATAATGAGATATATAAGGGAAAATACCGATTCAGATTTAGTAGATAAAAATATATAGAAAATACTCCCCGTAATACTCATACCATGAAAAAGACGGATCCCGTGCAACATACAATCGACAAGAAACACGGTCAGATGTTGGAGGAATTTCACGCCAATGAAACCGTCCATATACCCGAGTTGTTATCACAAAAAAAGGCACTTAAAGCCCAGTTGCGTTCTCTAAACTCCGATCAGGTGGAACAATATATGGAACTCAAGGACCAAATCGCCAATATTACGTCTACTATTACAGGTCTTAAATTACAAAAGAAACGATATCTGCTCGACAATTCAAAACACATTTTTAATTATTTTGAAGAGAAGAAACAAATATCAAGTGGTGGCAATCAGAATGTGAATGTCTTAAACAACTTCTTCAAGGTGAAACAGTCGACTGATGAACTACAGGATAAGACGGCGACTTCTAAACAATCGATTGTAAATTACTGGAAAAATGTCAATAATGAGATCATAAATCCTCAGGATTTTGTTTCACCTACGGATATTTGTAGTTATTGTAGTAAGGGTGAGATGATTCCACAAGATGAAGAAGGTGTGATGATATGTAACAATCGTGAATGTGGTAAGTTCATTAGTTATATGATAGACAGTTCCAAACCGTCTAATAAAGAGGCACCGAATGAAGTATCCTATACCGCGTATATTCGTTTGAATCATTTCAAAGAAATCCTCTCGCAGTTCCAGGCAAAGGAAACTACCCAAATACCAGAAGAGGTTATTACGAATATTCGCAGTCGAATTAAAAAAGAGCGCATCCACAACCTCGCCGAAGAAATCAATTATGATAAAATGCGCGAAATTCTGCGTAAATTGGGATACAATAAATATTTCGAGCACATCCAATATATCAACTCGATTTTTGGAATACGGCCACCCATAATGAACGAGCATCTCCATGAAACATTATGCATATTATTTATAGAAATACAGCAACCTTGGGCCATACATTGTCCCGCAAACCGTACCAATTTTTTCAACTATACGTATACATTATATCAATTATGCGTTCTATTGGCACAGACACAATATTTGCCGTATATTCCGTTGATGAAAGACCGTGAGAAACAATTGGAACAGGATCAGATCTGGTGTAAAGTATGTAAGGACCTAGACTGGGAATATTATCCGACCGTCTAAACCGATGAAGGTTTAAACAAAGTCTCGGATGGCTTCCGCGAACCCGGTGGTGCAATTCGTGTTGTTGTCTATAGTGCACCTCCTCAATTCGTCCAGGTTCTCGTGGATGATAAACATCCCGTCAAATTCCTCGAATTCGTCATCCGAATCGCTCTCCGATTCAATGTCGTCGTTCATTTTACTCGATCTCACGTATGCCTTCCGACGACGGTACACGTGCATGTTACGTACGAAGCTCGGTAATAGTTGCGGATTGTTGAGTACGAAATATGGTACCGTAGTATCACTAGTTCTGGGTTCAGACTTCAGTCGCGTAATAAATGCATACATGTCGATCTCGGTATCAAATATAATCAGAGGAAATTTGTTGTCATTTGTGATACCGGGCATGTTGTAGATGAATATTTGTTTGGAATACATTTTTTTACAGAACTCCGTATGTTTACTGCCGAAATCAATTTTTCATATGATGAAAAATTGGTTGAAAAATTATTTACATACCGACTCGAGGGAACCCTACGAGATTTGCACCGATACCGAATCCCGCACCACCGCGAGCAGAGGACGCCATGGATGGAACAAATACATCCAGCACGGAGAACGTAGCCGCCGCAGTGAGTGCGATGATGACAACCTCCTCGACGTTGAGTTGCTTCTTTGGGATGGCGAAGGCAGCTATGGCAACCATTATACCCTCGATAATGTACTTAATAGCACGTTGGAGAAGTTCGCTAAAATTGATACCGGACATTGTTTTATATATTATAGTGTAATAAAAAAAAACGGTTTAATATATACATTTTAAAACACTTAAATAAAACAGCGCTTACTGAGTATATACTAAATGTCTGGTTTTGAGAGAAAGAATATGGCCGATGGTAGTAGTGCGAACCCTAAATATATTGATCTCTGTGACGAGGATCCGCCGATCGCCGGTCAGAAGTTCGCGTGTTTATCATTCGTTTCTCCAGAGAAGATCCTAAAGAAGCGTGAGAATTATATTTTCGAGCAGTTTCTGGCGCAATGGGAATTTTCTAAATGTATGGAAAAGTCTATGGATTTTCTGAATTTCCTCGCGTACAAGTATCACCTAAAGATCGATGATGTCATGGCCGATTTTACTGAGTATGTAAAGGAGGAGGATGTGAAGATGAAGGCGTCGGGTGTTGACGACGATTTTAAGACGTATATGGAGAAGAACGAGGATAAACTGAACGAGCAGTTCCAGCGCGCCCATGCGTTCCAGACTTCGGTGCGCGGCATGAAGTTGCGCGGCGTTTTCTCTACCCAGGAGGAGGCAGAGATGAAGTGCAAGAAGTTGCGCGAGGTGGATCCGAATCACGATATCTTCGTTGGACCGGTTGGTATGTGGATCCCTTGGGACCCCGATGCATACAAGACGGGGCGCATTGAGTTTATGGAGGAGGAGCTCAACCAGTTACACCATGAGAAACTGAAGAACGAGACGAAGGCGAAGGAGGAGTTTGAGCGCCGAGTGAAGGAGACGAAGCAAAAGGCGATCAAGGAGAACATTGAACTGGCGAAGAAGAGCGGGAATGTCCTCACACAGACACTAAACGAAGACGGACAGCTGATTGGAGTCAAGGAGACAGTTGATTTCGAGAGTCGAGATGTGGCAGATACAGCGAGTGTGAACCTGAGGAACGAGTTGCTGCGCGATAGTGTCTCGAAGTAAAGGTAAAAGCAAATTATATTTTTATTGCAATAAATATAATTTTATCTGCGACAAGTCTTCTTTCTGCCACCGGTGCGCTTGTTTTTAGTGTATCTCCTCTTCTTGGTTCTCTTGCCCTTCTTGCTTTTCCTATTCCTTTTACTCTTCCCTCCGCGTCTACGCTTGCGCCTCTTGCCACCAGATGAACTGCCAACTTCTGTCTTATCATCACCTGTCGCAGCCTGACCTTCACCAGACGCAGCCTGACCTTCACCAGACGCAGCCTTACTGTTATCACCTGTCGCATCCTGACCTTCATCTGAGACAGCCTTACCTTCATCTGTCGCATCCGTAGTTTCACC